GAGTATATGGATGAGGAACTGGAGAAGTTCCGCAGGGTACTTGTAAAGAGATTCAGACGCATCAAGAACGCCAAGAAGGGCATCGGAGGGGTAGTTAGGAAGGAATATGACTATCTTTACAAGAGAGCGTATTCCATGTTCCTCAAACTATCCAAGTACTACTACGAAGATGCCGAGGGACCTAAAAAGCCACCGGGAGAGGACTGGCTACTGGATTTCCTTGAGGACTATGACCTTCTGACTGGATACCAATACGAACCGGAGTGGGAGCGTAAGAGGGCAAGAACCTTTGAGATAGCGCAATCCTACCGAGATGCCAATAAGATTCCCGACTTGAGAAGAGCGGAAGTCTTATTGAATCAGCAAGTCACGCAAAAGGCCATAGAGGTCGTAGACTATGTGACCCAACAGGCGTACAAAGACCGTGGTGTAAAGAAGGTCAAATGGGTTGCTCATTTGGACAATAAAGTCTGTGCAGAGTGTGAAGAGCGTAATGGTCATATATATGATGTTGACAAGCTGCCGGACAAACACTATTTCTGCCGTTGTTGGCTGATACCTTATGAAAATAGATCAAAGAACGCTTGAGATCATCGAGAGAGCCTTAAAGCACGGACATGTGGTTGAACTAAAACGTGAACAGGGCAAACTGGTAGTGATCGAGATAGAACGAAAAGTCAAAGCAAAACTGAACATTGATCCATCATAGGATGGGAAGAAGAGACCAACAGGGGTCACCGATGAAGGTGGCCTCTTTTTATTTGGACTTGCCGGGGTAACGGCTGAAGGGCTTTCTACCTTTCACTTTCCGGTCCGACTCCGGAGAAGTCCTTTAAGACAGAGAAGTCTATAAAACGCAAACGACAGAGAAGTCGAAAATCGCAGAAGTCAGAGAAGACAAAAATCGCAAAGGAGAAAAAGGTATGAAAATCGATGTAAGCACAATTGAAGGATTCGATGGAATGTCCGCTGAAGAAAAGGTCAATGCTCTTCTTGGGATTGATCTGCCCGATTCCAGTGGAGAGATTGAGAGACTCAAAAGCAGTCTGAACAAAGCGACATCCGAAGCATCCGAGTGGAAGAAGAAGCACAATGCACTTCTGACTGAAGATCAGCGCAAGAGTGAAGAAGAAAACGAAGCCATGAATGCGCTGAAAAACGAACTTGAAACGCTTCGCAAAGAGAAGACGGTTTCCAGTTTCACCGCCAAGTTACTGGAGAACGGCTTTGCGAAAGAAGAGGCATCCAAAGGAGCGCAGTCGCTTGCTGATGGAGACATCGATGCCTTTTTCAGTACTTTAAGCACCTATAAAGGAAACCTGGAGAAAACGATCAAGAGTGAACTCTTGAAGAACAACCCGGTTCCCGATTCTCATGGTGGAAACAACACCATCATGACGAAAGAGAAGTATGACAAGTTGAGTCTGCATGAAAAGATGGTGTTCATGAGCGAACACCCTGATGAATACGCATCACTCAAGAAATAAGGAGATATAAAATGCCTGCGAAAAACGGAATTTACAACAACTTTGTACTGGAGAGCATGATCGAGGAACTCGTTGCCTCTAAACTTGATCTTCAGCCCTTTGCTACGCCGGATAATACCCTTCAGGGAACTCCGGGTATGGAAAAGCACATCAACCGCTACACCGCCACTGACGGAACACAGAAGCTGGGTATCGGCGAAGGTAACACCAAGACTATCGTTGCATCCTTCGTACCGGAAGTCTATCGAATCCAGCTTGCGCAGAATAGAGCGGAATACTATGACGAAGAAATGATGACCGATCCCATCGCCATTGAGACTCTCGTTCAGAAACAGGCTGCGGGTCTGTTCGATCAGATGAACGCTGATGTCTACGGTGAGTGGGCAAAGACTGGCATTCAGGTCGATGCTGATGAAACGACTGGCATCTTCGCTGCTTTCGTTGAAGCTGAAGCGTGGATCCATAATGAGACCCTTACCCCGGGTGAAGAGACCTTCGCCATTGTCAATCCTCACGATCTTGCAACCATCCGTGTTGCTCTTGGTGAGAACCTGAAGTATGTCGAATCTTTTGCCCGTCAGGGTTACATCGGCACCGTTGGCGGCTGCAATTTGTACGTAAAACGCAACGCCAAGGCCGGAAAGATCTACATGGCTACCCGTGAAGCGGTCAAGATTTTCTACAAGACTGGTTCCGAAGTCGAAGTTGTTGACAACACCCGCCGTGATGCTGACGATGCGAACGTTCGTCTGAACACCATGTTCGCCCGTAAGTACTATGTAGCCGCACTTGTCGATGCAACCAAGGTCGTTGAGATCTCCATCCCGTCTGAACCGAAGATCGTTGTAACCACTCCGGCTCCGACCATCGGTGTTGGTGACACCCTTGCGATCAATACCATGCAGTATGGTGATGGCACTGTTTCCTTCGCATCCGGTACTACCTCTAAAGCTACCGTTTCCTCTACTGGTGTGGTAACTGGTGTTGCTGCTGGTACCGCTACCATTACTGCGACCCTGACGGTTGGAAGTTCCACCTTTACCGATACCGTCCTTGTAACGGTCGAATAAGGATGAAAGGAGTGCCAATACATGGATGACTGTGGAGCAAGTAAACTCTCTATGTTGATGAAACTGGTAGACGAAAACGCAGATCCCTCTGTGTTGGCACTCTATCTCAATATAGCGAAGAGCAAGATTCTTGAGAGACTGTACCCCATCGGAGATAAGGACAGGGACTCTTATGCGTTACCTTCCTTCTACGATATGTTGCAGATACAGATCGCCCAGTACTACTACAACAATGCCGGAACATACGGTTTGATGAGCCATACGGAGCAGGGTGTAACTGATACTTTCGCCTCTGCGGACATACCCGAAGAGTTTACGAAGTACATCCTTCCGTATTGCTCGATACCGTCCAAGATCGGGGGCAAGAAAAATGCTGATGGAGAGGTATAAGACCACTATATGGTATCGCCTCTACGAGGGCATGGAGAAAGCCTATGACGATAATGGACGCTTCATAGGAAACAGACCGAAATATTCAGACCCTACGCCCTTCCGAATCCATGTCGGATGGGCAAGGGGTACGGCAGATGTTGAGATGTTCGGAGTGAATGTGGACTATGACAAGCCAATGGTCACAAATTGGTTAGACTGTCCCATTGATGAGAACACGGTATTGCTGATAGATCATCCACCTGTCAACGGGGAATTAACAGTCCCTTATGACTACATCGTCAAAAGAGTAGCCAAATCGAAGAACTACATCACATATGCCATTAAGAAGGTGAATGTGAGTGAAGATTGAGTGTACGGGTCTCCGGGAGACCATCAAACGCCTTGAACGGCTAAAGAAAGAAGTAAACACTGATCTGCTTCACAGAATCCTTCAGAGGCTTGCTGAAGAGGGCATCGAAATAGCAGACGCAGGGTATAGAGCTGCTCCATATCCGGGCGAAAACGATGTTACTGTCAACACCGTATGGGCTGATGATGGAAACACCGTCTATATCGTTGCGAGTGGCTTCAGCACGATGTTCATCGAGTTTGGTTCCGGCGTTCTCCTCACATCCGAAGGCCATCCTTGGTCATCCGAATACCCAAATGTAGCCCCATACGGAACATACGGTAAGGGGCAGGGAGCCAATGAACACGGATGGATATACAAAGGAGAACAAGGCACGGGTGGCTATGCGGTTCCTGTTGTGGCACACCGCAAAGATGGAACTGACATAGTAAGAGAGGGCGTTTACAGAACCTGGGGTAGCCCACCTGCAAGGGTAATGTACAACACCGTGAATCAATTAAGGACTGAAGCGGAAGAAATCATAAGGGAGGTGCTTGCAGAGACATGATTGATATAGAACCCATCCTGTTCGATGAGGTCTGCGAATATATCGCAACCCAATACCCGGACATGAGAGTTGAGAACGAAATCATCATGGTTCCCGAAGTACTTCCAATGGTAGCTATCGAAGAGATATCGAATACCACCGACCGCTCCACCGTTGATTCCGGGACAAATGAAAACTATGTAAATGTCGGTTATGAGGTGCGAGTATACGTATCGAAGAGCGCAGGTAAGAGGAGAAAAGCCAGGGACATTATGAGTTATATCGACTCATGGTTCATAGGCAAGGGGTTCGACAGGATGAACACCTCTTTCATAGCGTTCGATGACGGAGTAAATTTCCAAACGATATGTCAGTACAATGCACGGACTAACGGCACAACGATTTACAGGAGATAAACTATGGCGATTAACACCTATAAGACTTTTCTTATGCACAAGGCCTCTTCTACTGCGACCACTTACACCAAACTGGCCGACATCAAGACGAAGCCTCGTTTGATCGGCACCAAAGAAGGCCTTGATGCCACCACAATGTCTGATCCTATCCAGGTCTTCATCGATGGCATCATCACCGTTGACAATGCCGGATATGAATTTGAGGCAAACTGGGACAAAAGCACCTTTACCACGCTGAAAGGCCTGGAAGGCACCGTACATGACTATGCCGTGTGGTATGGTGGCACCGAAGCCAATGGCGTTGCCACTCCGACTGGTACCGATGGCAAGTTCTCTTTCAAAGGTCTGCTGACCGTATCTGATGCTGAAGCGTCTGTCAATGCGGTGCAGAATATGATCATCAATATCCGTCCGACTACAGGTGTAACCACCGAATAAGTCATAAGCAGAAAGGTAGAAAGCAATGGCAAAAATCAATATCGGTTACGGCAAGGAGAATTATGTCCTTGAGTATGACCGTGAAAGCGTTGAATACATGATTAACCGGGGTCTTACCCGTGATGAGATCGTGAACAACCCGTTTTCCTATCCTGACCTCTTCTACGGAGCGTTTCGGAAACATCATCCGTTCGTAGCCAAGAAGACCACGGATAAGATTTGGAACGAAATCTCCGGGAAAGAGAATCTCGTATCTGCACTGATCGAGATGTATGCAGCCCCAATCAATGCCCTTATCAGCGATCCCGAAGAGGGAAACGCAACGTGGGAGATCAACGAATAACACCCGAAGAAGGGGAAGGCCTTAACGGGTCTTCCCCTGTTTCGATAAGTACACTTTTTCGTGAAGAGTTTCCGCACTACTTAGTGATGGGAATGACCCCGGAAGAGTACTGGCACGGTGAAGCTGATCTCCCCGTGTACTATCGTAAAGCTGAAATGCTGAAGAGATCCCAAAAGAACCAGGAATTGTGGATGCAAGGGCGTTATATCTACGATGCGATCATATTTGCATTCAACGCAGACGCTGCGAAGACGAACGAAACTGGGTATCTTGATGAGCCGTATCCGATAACGAAAGAGGAGTCGGAAGAAAGACAACGGAGACTTGAGAAAGCCCAATATGAGAGGGATCTTGCCCAGATGAAAGCACTTACAGACGCATGGAACAAGCATCATGAAAGCGAGGTGGGAGAAGATGTCGGCTGAATACAATGAAGTAAGAATAAAAATCGTTGGCGATAGTGACAAACTTCAGAGTATCGATGCTGCCATAAAGGCATTAGAGACTTTAGGTCAAGCCATAGATAAGATAAATTCAAGCTTCGGCGAATCCAAGGGTATTACCAATCTGATATCTTCTGTTGCCCGTCTTCAGAATGCGATAAATAAAATAGATGTTTCCAAGTACCATGACTTTGTCAGCTGCTTGGATATGGTCAAGCAGAGCCTGGAAGGGTTCAAAGGACTTGGAGACATCGCAGGTACCGTCAGCGGTCTTGCAAGCCTTACAAATGCGATCAACAGGTCGGATGCGTCCAAGTTTGCCGACTTTGCGTGGGGCTTGCAGGTCATCAATAAAGAGTTAGAGGCTCTTGAAAAGGTAGATGCCCAAAAGCTTGCCGACCTTGCCGACATTGCAAGAGGGTTAAGGTCTGTCGGTACAGGCGGTAGTCAGAAGGGAGTAGATACCGGCACAACGCCCGAGAAGGGTGGGTCTAAAGATGTTGGCGATCAAGACGCAAGCAACGCAGACAATGCGGCTGCAAGCTATACAAGGTTGACCGCTGCACAGATGGCATGGTATCACGCCACAACAATGGCAAGGGCAGCTGCTCAAGGCATGAGCATTGTCCTTCATAACCTTGTTGCGGCTGCCAAAGCAGCTTGGTCAGGAATCACGGCGATTGCGAATGGTGTGAAGATGATTGCTCCGTATGCACAGAAGGCTGCGTCTGCGCTTCTTTCCTTCACAGGCATTGGCCCCCAGTTAAAGAGCCTTGGCACTGCGGTCATGGGCTTTGGGGAGAGAGTAAAACGAGGCATGAACGATATCATGCGTATCGTTAAATACCGTGCTATTCGTTCTGCTATCCGCATGATTACACAGGGCTTTTCTGAAGGCCTGAAGAATGCATACAACTATGCGAATGCGGTGGGCAATCAGTTTGCCGCTTCGATGAACCAAATCTCCACGGCAGCTTTGTACGCCAAAAACTCTTTGGGTGCAATGGCAATGCCTCTCATCAATACGCTTGCCCCTGCAATAGATTTCATCGTTGATAAGTTTGTCGACATGCTGAACTTTATCAACCAGGCTATTGCATCGCTGACTGGACAGGCAACGTGGACAAAAGCTATCAAGTATCCTACCCAGTGGGGTGACGCAGCTAAAAACGCTGCCAATGGTGCGAAGCAAGCTGCCGACAAGTACAAAGCAACCATTTTGGGCATTGACGAGATCAATCCTCTTAATGGAGTGAATGACAAATCACCTACTGGTGGCGGTAGCGGTGGTGGTGCTGCGGATAACGCAGCAGCGATGTTTGAAACCGTAGCAACTGCGGAAGATTTGTTCGACAACTGGGGCGAAAGACTTGCTGACAAGATAAACGCAGGGTTGGATGTCATTGCAGAAAAGCTTGAGGGTCTGCCTGAAAGAGCAAAAGAATGGACATCTGCCTTTGCGGTTGAGATGAATGCCCTCGTGGCAAACATTCATTGGGATGTATTAGGCGAAGACATCGGGCAGGGACTGAACGTTATCACCTATGCGCTGAATGGATTCTTCGATTCGTTCAACTGGGGCAACCTTGGAAACAAGCTTTCCGAGGCATTCAATTCCGCAATAGGAAAGTTTGATGCAGCCGAATTTGGGCGTTTACTTGGAAACAAGTTTAACTCCGTATGGGAGACTGCATTAGGATTTGCCAATGGCTTTGATTTCACCCAGCTGGGCAAAAAGATATCAGATGGTATCAACAACTACTTTGATACTGCAAACTTGAGTGCTAAAGCAACATCCCTTGCCAAATTCATCAACGGAGCATTCACCACCATTGGTTCCATCACACTGAATATAAAGTGGACTGATATCGCAACCAAGATGGCGAGTTCGTTCAATGATTTCATCAACACGATGGACTGGAAAGCCAATGGCTTGAAGCTTGGCAATTTCATCAAGAACCTTTGCGATGCTCTTGTAACGTTAATTGATAAGACGGATTGGGATGAACTGTTCCAAGGCTTTACAGAAGGACTGATAGCAGCGGTTCCGTTTGCGCTGAAGGGACTGGTTAAGCTTGCAACATCCCTCGTCAGAGGCGTTGCAGATGCCCTTAAAGGCGTTGCGGTAGGTGTATGGAACTCTATTACAGATGCTTTCGGAAAAGCCTTTGAAACGCTTGAAATAGCGTGGGGAGACCTTACCAAATGGGCAGAGGGGCTTGTCTACGCACTGGGCGAAGGCATCAAGAATGTCGGTGCTGAAATATGGGATGGCTTAAAGAGAACCATCGCAGATCAGTTGTATGGTGTTCTTAACGGCCTTATCAGTAAGGACAAACTCTACGAGATGATGGGCGTTTCGACCGAAGTGCAGAAGATTCCGATCAACGTTGAACTGACTGGTTCCAAGTCCGATGCCTACAATAAGATTTTCAAGACGGAAAAAGGCGTTGATGTCCCGAAAGTAAAGGGAAAGAATGTCACCGCACTCGCCAAGGGTAAGACTGACAAGACATTCAAGTCTACGAAGAAAGTCTATGACAAGCTGAAGAGCAAAAAGGTCACGCTGAAGGCCGGGGCAAAAGCAACGAACGACTACTACTCCATTTTGAGAGGCTACCGAGATGACTTAAGGACAAAGGCCATCACCGTTACGGTAAGGGCAGCCTACAAGGATAAAATCGATAAGTTGCTCAATGGATATCTTAATCTGGATGTTGGGGCGAACCATTATGCGACAGGCGGTCTTCCGACAACCGGCGAAGTCTTCGTTGCACGTGAGGCCGGGCCAGAGTTGGTCGGACGCTTTGGTGGGCGCACTGCGGTCGCTAACAACGATCAAATCGTGGCAGGTATCGCAGGTGGTGTAGCTTCTGCAATGGCAGGTAACAACAGACTGTTATCGGAGCAGAATGACCTTATCCGTCAGCTTGTAGCAAAGCAGAGTGGTGGTGGAATGGTATCCACTACAGACATCTTGAGAGCAATGCAAGGCAATAATTCACGCATGGGACATCCCGTGGTAGCAATGGGATAAAAGGGGGGATAAGACATGGCTTTTAGTTACGATCCATTAAGCCCGATTCATTGGATATCATCCGAGCAGAATCCGAGCAATTCGCAAAAAATCTATGTCCGTTCCCCCTCTGCCTATCAATACGACTTGGAAGATGTATCGGAAAGCGATGCCGGGCGAACTGAAGATGGCATGATGCATAAGAAGAGAATCGGACAGGTCTGCAAGATAGAGATGAGTTGGAACAACGTAGACACGTCCACCGTCTCCACATTGCTACAGATGTTTCAGCCGGAGTATCTGTACTGCGAGTATCTTGACGCATTAGAAGGTGGATATAAAGTCGATCTGTTTTATGTAGGTAATCGCTCGACTCCTAT